AACCAACGGACAAAAGAATGAGATGCGAGAACGTATTATTGAAATGTTGCCGAATTTGCCCGAACAATATGCTAAAGACTCTCGTTGGACAGAATTGCGCGACAAATTAATGAACACGATTCGGGACTTTTCGCCATATCCAAACTATACCTTTCGTATCTCTCGAAAGGGTGGTCGAACATCTTCCTATGATTTCGAATTCATATTTAGAAATACAGATACATCCGAAACAACTGTTCGTAAAATCGAATTCAAGAATTCCAATACATCCACTATCGATAAAATCCCGCAAATTTACCAGAAAGCGTGTAATACGACAAATATATTTTCAGACAATATCGATTTATTCCCAGCATATTATTATAAACACGGGTTATCCCAGTATTGTAAAACCGACAATACATTTTGTGAACCCTTGCCGACTCTCGAAGAATACGTGAAAAAATGTGCTCCAAACAAATCCACTCATCCGTTCTTTATGGAATTGAGAAGTCGCCGACATTCATTTGTGAATGAGAAACACGCCATTGTGGATTCTACGATTGCTAACTATATTCAGTTATGTGTTGACTCGGTTCAACTCGATAAGGTATCGGATATATTACGACAAACCCAAACCGACAAAACGTATTTATTATGGAACTACAAAACTCTCGAATTTCATATCGACCAAATCCCAAACGAAGAACTTGTCATTACACGTGTATCCGAAACTACCAAAAATACGATTGTGTTTCAAGCGAACAAATATAAATATCATTTCTTGCTACGATGGAAAAATGACAAGGGGATTTTGAATCCGGCCTGGCAAGTAAGTATCAGCGCTAAATAATCGGAGTATCAAAATCGTCATACATACAACCGAATAGGTTCATATATAAAAAATACATTCATATCAGGGATACCTGATACAGATGTCTTTTTTATTTTTTCGTTATTACTTTTCTCGTTATTATGTTGTTCGTTATTATGTTTTTCGTTATTATTGTGTATTATTCATAATACATAATATACATCATCTCATACAGTTGTTTGTTTGGTGATATTTTTATACAAATATCGGGAAAATGGTTTCGAGTTCGGTTTTCGAGAGTCCATTGTTTCCTAAAAAGGTCCGAATAAACTGTTCTGTTTTCGGATTCTGAAAACTGCGCAATACACTCTCGAATAATGCGCGTTTGTCTTGTCCAACCAATGTTTCGGAATAAATGACATTCAAATGATTTTCTGCTAAATACGGCGTCGATCCATCGACAAACGCATAGGTATGATTGTACGCGCTATTTCCGTTTCCGCGATTCACTACGATGACCATATCTCGGGTTCCATCCATACAAATATATTGTTTTTTCTCATCGTTTTTGAAATCCATCAATCGAATCGTATTTTCTTTCGAAATATTGGAATTGTATAGCAAAAGGGTTTTGGATGTATCGTCCGTTAATAATGGTTTTTTCTGATTCCATACAATGTTTCCCGTTTTCACCGACAATCCCAAGCGTTTTAGAGTAGTCGATCCGGCAAATAGTTCGCGTAATTCGTCCGCGTTTTCCGAAAACACGTAATTGTCACCAATACACAATGAATACGCGCATTCCGTTGGTTTAGTGACATTGCCCGTTTTTTGGTAAATAATTCCGATAGTCGATTGTTGGGTCTCTAAAAATCCGCCGTCTTTCTCGAAATCGATAATGTTGCGAATATGACCTTCACGTTTCATATGATTTCGGACGTTTGCGTAATATCCTGCGTTTAAGAAACTCTTGGGGACTATAAACGCCAACAACCCATCCTGTGCCAACATCGACATACTATGGACAATAAACAACCCGAAAATGTTGGGGCGACCTACCATATACTGGGCGTATTTCTCTGGCACAACGTCTTTGCCTACAACCGCGTAGGGCGGATTTCCGACAATCCAATCGTATCTACGGTTGTCTGGCGGAGAAAACTGGAGGAAATCGCGATGTTCCCATCGAATCGCGTTTCGGGTAACGGCGAGAGAAGTCGAAACGGATTGGAAAATTTCGGTGTTTTGTTCTACTGCGTCGATTTGAAGCCCGGAAAACGCGGTATCCATATAGCGAATAAACTCACCTGAACCGCACGATGGTTCCAATACGGTTTTAGGAGTTTTTACACGGAGGGATTCTTGGACGAGTTTTGCTACGATGGTGGGTGGTGTAAAGAAAATACCTTGCTCTTTTTTCACCGTTTTGGATAACGATTTCGTTAATTCTACACTTAATGGGCTAAAGGATGATGCTGTGCTAAAGGATGATGCTGCGCTAAAGGATGATGATGCGGATGACATTTTTTCGTTAGAAAGAAATATAGATATCAATTCATAGTATTTATACTCTTTTTATGTATTGGAAATGAAAATCAATTTTGCGAAGAACGAAGTTCGTAGGATGTATACATCCGTTGTAAACCATATAAACGCAAGATCACCAAAATAAATATAACGATTGATTTTCTTTGACGAATGGAATTGGTTGGATGGTCTAGTTTGTATATTCCGTATTTAGACAACACATATACGTCCGATGAATTGACTTATATGTTTGAAGTAAAATACGCGATTGGAAAAATAAAACGAATTGATATTGTTCATTCGTTTAAGAAACAAGTCAAAACCGCGTTTGTCCATTTTGAAACGTGGTATTGGAATGATTTTACCGTATTTTTACGTAAACAATTGGAATCTCGTGGGAAATACAATATGAATGCTTACACCGAATATTTGCGTGACAAAATCAATAACTACTATAATTGTGAAAAGTGCCGGGAATTATACCAAAACAAACTATTGGACGTATTGGATGAAGTCGACGATATTCCTTTTTTGATTCATCGTACAAAATATACACATACACATCTCTCGACTTCTTCTACAAAGAGCGTATCGGAAGATTCGGAAGAAACAACTTCTTCTGTACCTTTGAATAAATCTATGCCTATTCCTTCGGCGAAATCGATGCCTTCGGCGAAATCTATGCCTTTGGCAAAACCGCTATCTCCTACCTCCAACAAACAAGGCGCGAAAGACACCGCACTCCTTTACCGTATGATTGAGACCGTTGAACAACAACAAAAACGTATCGAATATTTAGAAGCGGAAATAGAAGGCTCCCTCCAACTTCAAAAACGGGTTGAATTATTAGAAGATGAAATGGACGTCCTCGCTAAACACTATACTGCCTCGACGAATCACGGTGAAAAATAGACACGCGAGCCTACCTACATATATATCGTTTCGTAAAGACTCATTCGCAATGTTTGAGAAATCCATTGGTTGGGTTTTTCGAGAGTCTGTGTTCGTTTCATTATAGCATCAAACTTTTGTATAAACTCATTGGATTTATATAAACGACCAATCAATCGTCCATACTCTCGAATATTGTGTTTTGTCTTTGTAAAATATAGAGTATCTTCATTATGTCGACTACACCATTCCACGAAATAGTTCACATGATAAAACAACACACTCTTTACGATATAATACGAAAATACGGGAGTCAATTCCGAGTACGTATTGGGTGTATGTGTATGGCTACATATCTCGGGGTATGTTCGGTTATAATGTTGTAGTACCTTGGATGCCTGATACATAGTAAATGCCCGTTCGTATTCAAGATATTTTTCTGTTTGGGCAATTGTTTTCGACAAAATTCGAGAGTATTCTACCGATTGGACACATCCGAGTCTTCGAGTAGCGTTGTTCATATTTCCGGTATCTTTTCGTGTGCGCGTTTTCGTACACACTCTCGATATTTCGGAAAAATACGCAATAAACATCACGTTGAGTATCTCTGCCCACATCTCACAATAGGTTTCGTATATACGCACATCCATTTCACGACTACAACCTGGGAACAAATCGAGTATTTGACGATTGGATTCCGTATTGTCCATCTGCGAAAAATCGAGACCCAAACTATGAAATGTTTCGTGAATAAACACCTTGAACCATTCTTCCATACGGTACAACATAATGTCCGAATTCAAACTACATGCCGTCGTAAACGCGGTGTTGGCGTGTATGGTATCGATCGGCAACATATTGGTGGAATGGAATTCAGAGGATATGGTTTCGTCTTTTTTCGGGAGTATTTTATGATGATCTGTCAGAAACAAATAACACGTCAACTGTTTTGCGCACGCTTTTCCGGCAAACATATACGCAACCTGTAACCATACCGCAATACGATGGATACTACTCTCGAAAAAGGTATTGGCATGTTCTTCGGAATCATATATTCGAGAGTATTCGCTGTTGGTATTGGATGGTTTGGGCAATATCATATGGACGGTAATGTATCTTTTAGGGGTCCCCGCACGACCGTAGATGGCAAATGTATACGTTCGGCCTTTTTTTCCGGGCATCTCAATTTGGTCGCGAATCGGCGACGGGATTTCTTTATATAACCAATTCTCCGTCGGCACTATATTGTCGGTGATTGGTTTATACATAGTTAGTAGTGGTCGTTTGTCGGATGCGTGTATTTGTTTACATATGTTTCGAAGAACTGTTTTTGCGTTTTTCGAGAGTCTAAATGGAAACATATCCACATATTGCTCAACATACGACAATAATTCGAGAGTCGGTGTTGCGAAAACCATATAATATCCTTTATAATATGGTTATATTTTGTTGAATCATCTCATCACGTTATCGACTCTCACCACAATATCGACTTTTACCACGATATCGTATAATACTCTTCACATTGTCCGGGATATGGTTGACTGGAATTGTTGTAGGATACTGTTTCGATTGGTATATCCGGGAAACTTCGCTGGACATTATGTAATACAGACAACACCATATATTTTTTCGGGAGTTTACTATTCATTCCGGGATTACCCATTTTCGAAAGCAACAGATAGTTTTTATCCATTGGTGATGAACCTAACCCCATCATTTCCACGCGAAAACAAAACAAATGGAAATCCAATCCGGTTATACCATGTTTTGCCCGATACACCACCATATCATATATTGGTTGATATTCCTCACGTATTGTTTCGCGCGTTTTGTCCATCATTTTGCTGACATACAATTTATGTAAATCACGTTTATGTAAAATCATTCTGTGATCGATTGGTATCGAATAGGTTGATGTATCTGGATATATATTGTATATACCAAACATCGCACTACCCACTAGGGCAAATACAAACAAAAATATCATCGTATAGATAGTGTCATTATGGGTTTGCCTTTATGTTTGTGTTTGCTATAATAGAATTTCGAGAGTATTTTACAAACTCTTTCGAACTCCCAAAGGCACTTGCGTTACGATGTTCTCTAGAGTTTCCTCGAACTCCTTCCGCTCCCAAAGGCACTTGCGTTTCGTCGCGTCCGGAGTTCTTCACAAAGAAATATATATCGCGACTCTCGAAATTCGTTTACAATCCTTCTTCCATCTGTAATTCTTTGCGAA